ATTGCCTATTGTTACACTCAGATATGTAGATGATAAACCCCAAGGACTATTACAAGTAGCAGATGAAGTGGTTGGAAATATTTTTGAACTACCGTGCCACAAACCCAATGCTTTTGATCACAATGGCGAGTGTTTAACTTGTGACGCATGGGCAACAGACTGTCAATTTTTAAAAAATAATATCCAAAACCCGTAAACTATATGGAAAGTAAAAAATATAATATTCCACAAAAACTAGTACTTGGATTAATCACTATAATTTTCGTAGGTCTTCCAATCACAATTTGGGTGTGGCTTTTTCAGTATCTAATTTCACATTAAAAAGTCAAAAAAGAGTTGACGTTTAAACTCTCTTATGATAATCTGTCTTCAACATGAATAAAACGTTCGATACAATCTACAGCAAAGATACTCTCGGCAACGTCCGTGTTTGGTACATGGAACAAAACGGTAACAAGTACCGCACTGTTTCCGGACTCTCAGATGGTGAAAAGGTAACATCCGAATGGAGTCATGCTGATGGCAAGAATGTGGGTCGTTCAAATGAAACCACTTCAATCGAGCAGGCAACGGCCGAGATTGAAGCCAAGTATAAGAAACAGCTCAAGACGGGGTACCACACAAATGTCAAGGATGTTGACGTTGCTACCTATGTGGAACCCATGTTGGCTCAACCGATTCACAAGTTGATCAAACAGCCCAACTTTGCCAAGGAGCAGTGGGGTATGCAGTGTAAGTTCAATGGCAATCGTTGCATCGCTACCAAGGACGGTCTTTTTACTCGTAAGGGTGAGAAGTACATGAGTGTTCCTCATATTGAGAATGCTCTTAAACCCCTCTTCAAGGAGTATCCCAACGCTGTTCTTGATGGTGAACTGTTCAACAACGATCTTCGTCAACAGTTGAATGAAATCAGCAAGTTGATTCGTAAGACCAAGCACATTGATCCTTCTGATCTGGCTGAAAGTGAGAAGAAGGTCAAGTTCTATATCTATGACGGTTATAATTTCGGTGAAAAATCCGATATTTTGGATGAGGAGACTCCCTACAGTGAACGTAAGAATTGGATTGATATTGTGGTAATTCCTCTTTCCAAGTATTTCGTTGAGGTTGATACCAAGATTGTCAAGTCGAACGATCACATGAACGAGTTGTTTCAGATGCTTTTGTCTGACCAACAGGAAGGCGGTATTCTTCGCAAGATGGATGCTCCTTATGAACACAAGAGATCCAAGAATCTGGTAAAAGTTAAGGCAGAGGATGATGATGAAGCTACTATTCTTGATATTACTGATGGTGATGGCAACTGGAAGGATGCTGCTACCAATGTCACTCTCAAGTGGAAGAACAAAACGTTTGATGGTGTGTTCAAGGGAACGTATGAGAAGCGTGCTGAAATCTTGAAGAATAAAAAGGATTGGGTGGGTAAAGAAGTCACCTTCCTCTATATGGGCCTTACAGGTTTGGGAACTCCTAATTACGCAAGGATTGATCCTTCAAACTGTTTTAAGAGTGACCGATAAATCAATTTTGGAAGTGTCATAAGCCTGGCCAGAGGCTAGCAAGTAACTGGGATATGAATTAAATGAACATGCACTACGCTATGTTTGGCTTCCTTCACTTTAAATAAAAAAATATGAGTAACAAATATAAAAGCATTGATGTAGTTGAATGGCTAAAGAAGCAAATTGAAACCAAGTTTGCTAAAGATATGAAATATACTTCAACAAAGGTATATCTCAGTTGTGATCGTCCACACCCAGATGTAATTGCTGAGTGTGTTAAGGAAGATGGTGAACGTGATATTATTAGGTTTCTTGTTGTATGAACACTGATAAATTATATTATGCATTGTGTATTATTGGATTAATACTGATCATTAGTGGATTTTTTATTCTTACTAACGAAAATGACGAATAACTTTTAATATATGAATAAACCTAAATATTATTTAAAAATCAATTTACCAAACAACTTTGATGATGCAGACGCCGACAATATTAAACGTGATTTAATGGCTTATATTAACAGTAAGAACCAATATGGTGCTCTGTATGGACTTGAGTCTTTAAATAAAGGCATCACAATTACCAAAGTAATTTATCAAACCAATGAAAACTCTTATTAAATGGTGTGGTGTAATCGTTTACGCTGGATTTCTTGTAACCATAGCATATGCGGCTACGTTGCCAGAATCGGTGAAGGTGTATCTTATTGTTTCTTCAAGAAGCGGTGATTATACCATCGAAAAGATATTTTTGATTAAGCAAAACGCTGAAAAATATCGTGATATGTATAAAGAACATCACAACTATATGATTGAAGAAAAAAGTTTGACTGAATGAAGAAATTTATTATTATTGCACTATTGTGTGCCGGATGTTCAACATTTTTACGTTATAGTTACGAAAATGCTCTCAAAAACATTCCGCATAATACCCGAGTAGTTGACATTACCAATGATTATATTGTATATGAAATATATACTACAAACAAAATTGTTGGCAAACTAGTAACTGTCAATGGTAAACAATATACCACAACCAATGGCGATGTCTTTATACCTTACGAAATGATAACAATAAATGTTTATAAAGCCAAATACGATTCGAATGGAGACATTCTTAGTACAGTTAAAATCAAGTGATATATGAACAAGCCTAAAGTTATTAAACTAAATGAGAAAAATCAATGTATGAGTGTATCATGTGATTTTTATCAGACGTGTTTTTATAATAGCGTTTCACATACATATACTACGATACGCAAGTTTTATCCTCACATCGTGGACGGTAATCAGTGTCACAGTGTTAATTCTGGCAAACGTAGTGAGTTGAAAGATAACAACTATCCGTATGTATTTGAATCAATAAAGGATATATCATATGTCAAAAATTAATCGTAAAGGGTTCTTCTCCACCCTATTTGGAGGAATCGCAGGTGTTGTTGCTGGATCAACCGTTAAAGCATCAGAACCTATTGTACCAACACCAGTTGTAGAAAAAGTTGTTACTTGTGATAAACTTGTATTTACACATAGTAGTGGTGCTAGTTGTGTAATGTCATTTAAAGATAGTGATAACTTTACAGTAAGAGTTAATAATAGTGAGAATATTTCAATCAATATTAATTCACCACTAAAAAAGCCAAATTTTGTTAAAACTGAGACAGATTATGGTTTTTACGGCAATAACGGCAATACACAAATGACTATTACTTCAAATGGTAATCTTGGATTAGGAACGGATTATCCTACAGCAAAACTTGATATAATTGATATGCGTGGATAATAAGAATCATTGTTGTTATATAGTAGAATGTAGGGGTGGAGAACTTTATTGTGGGTATTCTAATAATGTTGAAAAACGAGTAGATACCCACAATAAATCTTTAGGCGCAAAATATACTAAGACACGATTGCCTGTTAAATTAGTATATACCGAATGTTTTAATACCAAGAGTGAAGCAATGAAGAGGGAGTATCAAATCAAACAATTGACCCGTCAACAAAAATTAAAACTAATTCGTGAAAAACAATAAAGCATTTACGTTGATAGAATTAGTATTAGCCATAACCATATTGCTTGGTATTATTGGTGCAATTGTTATTAACTATGATAGTTTGGTGGGTAATAGTAAATACTTTGAAGCTAGAGAAAATCTAAAGACTTACTTAATTAACTTAAAGCATCAATCCGCATTTAGACAAAAAGAGTTTGAGTTAACATTTGACCCTGACTATAATATGTACAGTTCATTTGAAGACTTTTATTTATTGGAATCTATAACAAATGATTTGAAGATAATTGAATCAAGTTCTACAAAGATTGTTTTTTTTCTTGACGGAACCGTGCAAGAGAGTTATATTGTTACAAGTAATTTGGAGGGAACTATTACCAACACATTTATTATCAATGTTATTGGTAGCGTAAACTACGAAGGTAATATACCCCTCAACATTTCTACCAATACATCAACAAATACCGAAGAATAATTTATGTCGTCCTATATCTTATATACATGGTCACTGGCAGGAATAGTCAGTGGACTCATTCTATGCAAAATAGACAATTCAACTGTCCGTGTGAAGGATCTAGTCGCATTCGCAATACTTGGATACACCATCATTCCCAGTGTTATCTGGGGTGAATTGGTTGATCGAGTTTTCAAGTCAAATCCCACCGTGATAGATTTTAAAAAGTAATTATGAAACATTTTATTACCATCGACATTGAAACTGGTGGAATTGGTGACGACAAAAGCATTCTTCAGGTCTACATGGGCCTTTGTGAAAAACAAAACGATCAATTTTTCTTAGTCGATGAAGTCAATGTACTAATAAAGCCAAATGATGATGTTTACAAGATAACAGCTGAAAGTTTGACAATCACTAATATCGACTTGGTTGCACACAACAAAGTTGCAGTCACAGAAAAACGAGCAGGAACAATTATATACGACGCACTACGTCGTTGGTATGACATTTCCAAGGACAAACTTATTCCGATTGGTCATAACGTGGCATTTGATATTCGTCGGATTTCCAACACACTGATTAGTCAGGGTAGTTGGGATCAATATGTCAGTTATCGTGTAATTGATACGTGTACTATTGCACAGTTTCTTCGTTTGCGTGGTAACTTGCCAAACGATCTTAGTTGCAGTTTAGTGAAATTGGTTGAATACTTCAATATTGAGGTGGATGGACTGCCACATGAGGCAAAGTATGATGCGTTGTCAACAGTTAAAGTTCTTGAGAATTTATTGAAAAACCAATTGACGTTTTCAAAATCCAGTGTATAGTTATCAACGTGGGCAGTCCAAGATTCAATAAGGACGGTTCACACAACATAAACAAACATAGAAAGGTATAGATAAGTCTATGAAAGAAAAAATTAATAAGCCAGCAGATTGCGCAATTATAGTCGGGCGTTTCCAAGTAAATGAACTACATGAGGCTCATATTGACCTCATTAACTCTGTCACTCAAAAGCATGATCGGGTACTTCTTTTCTTGGGTAACAGCATCATTCGTAATACCACATCAAATCCTCTTGATTATCGTGCACGTCGTGCAATGATTGCGGAGAAGTTTCCGAATGTGGAAATTCACTATATCAACGACCATCCTCTTGATCATGTGTGGTCCAAGAATCTGGATAAGTTGATCGGCGAACAACTGCTTCCAATGCAAACTGTCACACTATATGGTTCCCGTGATAGTTTCCTAAAGACCTACAGTGGAAAGTATACTGTTTGTGAATTGGAGGCAACCACTTTCATTAGTGGCACCGAAGTTCGTCGCCGTGTTTCCAATAATTATCCACCAACCTCTGACTATCGTGCAGGTATGATTGCAGCGACTGCCTATAGGTATCCTACCGCTTTTCAGTGTGTGGATATTGCAGTAGTCAATGACAAGATGGAAGTGTTGTTGGCACGTAAGCCTGACGAAAAGAAGTGGAGGTTCATCGGGGGATTCAGTGATCCCCGTACACCTTCGTTGGAAGAAGACGCCAAGCGTGAAGTTCAAGAAGAAGCAGGTATCGAAGTTGAAGTGATTTCGTATCTTGGTTCCACAATGATTGATGATTGGCGTTATCGGGGTGAACAAGACAAAATCAAGACTGCTTTGTTTTTGGCAAAGTATATCTTTGGTAAACCCGAAGGTGCAGATGATGTTGCAGAAGTAAAGTGGGTTCCAATTGGAACTGGATTGGCAAAAGATAACGTTGAACCTCTTCACCACGTTTTGGTGGATATGTTCAATGAAAAGTTTGGAAACAATCGTGAGTTGCAAGAAAAGTGTTTCCAACTCAATAAAGATGGAAAAATGCCTTGACTTTGAGTGAAGTCTAGGTTATACATTAAAAAGTAAAGATTAAGGTACAGATAAAAATCATTACAGAAAGAAAAATTATGAATAAGAATATTTGTTTGACGACAGACAGTTATAAGTTGAATCACTGGAATCAGTATCCCAAGGGCACCGAGAAGGTTTATAGTTACTTCGAATGTCGTAAGGGTGCTAAGTTTGCTGAAACTCCTTTCTTTGGACTTCAGTATATTATCAAGAATCATCTTGAGGGAGTTGTTGTTACCCGAGAGAAGATTGATAATGCTGCCAAGTTGTGTAAGGCACACTTTGGAGATGAACGGTATTTCAATCGTGAGGGTTGGGAATATATTCTCAATGAACACGGTGGAAAGTTACCCGTTATTATCAAGGCAGTTGAGGAAGGAACAGTAGTTCCTATCAACAACGTCCTTATGACGATTGAGAATACTGGCGGTGAAACGACAGCTTGGTTGACCAACTTCCTTGAGACTATTTTGTCACAGGTTTGGTATCCTATTACGGTATCTGCCCTGTCCCGTGAAGTTAAGGTGAACATCAAGGAATATCTTGATTTGACCAGCGACGGTGGACTTTTGAACTTTGGTCTTCATGACTTTGGTTTTCGTGGAGCATCGTCTTGGGAGAGTGCTGGTATTGGTGGTGCAGCTCATTTGATTAACTTCCTTGGAACTGATACCGTTGTTGCAATGGAAGTGGCGATGAACTACTATAATGCTGATCTTAATGGTTTGGCGTTTTCTGTTGCTGCCACTGAACACTCTGTCATGACCGCACTTGGTAAGGATGGTGAGGAAACTGTTGTTGAGAATCTGTTGAACGAGTATCCTACGGGTATTTTGTCGGTGGTTTCTGACAGTTATGACATTTATAACTTTGTTGACAATATTGTTGGAAACAAGTTCAAGGATCGTATTCTTGCCCGTGATGGTGTGTTTGTAGTTCGTCCTGATAGTATTACTCCCCAACATCCTACTCCTGAATCGGAAATGGTTTGGATTATGCACAGTCTTTGGGATAACTTTGGTGGCACCGTAAACAGTAAGGGATACAAGGTTATCAACCCCAAGGTTCGTGTGTTGTGGGGTGACGGAATTGATATTGAAGGAATCAAGAAGATTCTCTATGCTGTTACAAAGGCTGGATTTGCAACTGAGAACATTGCTTGTTTTGGTATGGGCGGTGGATTGTTGCAGAAGGTTAACCGTGATACTCAACGGTGTGCTTTCAAGTGTAGTGCTCAGTATCGTGATGGTCAGTGGTATGACATTCAAAAGAATCCCAAGGATGTTTCCAAGGTTTCCAAGAAGGGTCGTCTCAAGTTGACTAAGGTTGATGGTGAGTTTGTTACTGTCAATGAAAACGATCTCGGTAATGATTACTTGAAGGTTGTTTTTTATAATGGCGCATTGGTCAATGAAGTTGACTTTGCTACTATTCGTAAGAACGCTGCTTTGTAAAAACAAAAAGAGGTTTGCGGTGATCCTTTAAAACCGCTTTTACCCATGATATCTGTGAAAATTTTTAGTGGAACTAGTAATTTGAATCTGGCAAAAAAGATTGCCGATAATCTGCATACGAAACTTGGTAACATTTACCATCATCGATTTCCCAGCGGTGAAACATACTGTCAATTCAAGGATAATATCCGTGGAAGTGACGTGTTTCTTATTCAAGGAATAACCAATCCAGCTAATGAGAATTTGATGGAGTTGTTGGTTATGGCAGATGCAGCACGACGTGCTAGCGCTGACCGTATTACCGCAGTTGTACCGTACTTTGGATATGCACGTCAGGATCGTAAGGATAAGAGTAGGGTTCCTATTACTGCCAAATTGGTTCTGGATCTATTTGAAGCGAGTGGAATTGATCGTGTTGTCACTATGGATCTACATTCACCTCAAGTGGGTGGATTTACAAATCTTCCATTTGACCACTTGACTTTTGAGCCGGTTCTTGGTCATTATCTCAGTACCAAATTTGATAAAAACAACTTGGTTTTGATGGCACCTGATGTTGGTGCGGTTAAACGTATTGAGAAGTACGCTACAACCTTGGGTGTTGACTTTGGATTCATCAGTAAAAAACGTGTTAGTGATGTGAAGGTTGAACTTCAGAACATTGTGGGTGACGTTAACGGTAAAAATGTTGTCATCATTGATGATTTGACTGAAAGTTGTGGTACATTGATTCAGGCATCAGAAGCGTGTAAGACTCATGGTGCTTCAAAGGTTATTTGTGCGGTTACGCATGGGTGTATTACCAAGACTGGCATTAGTCGTCTTGAATCTGCATTTCAGAACAATACGGTCGATGAATTTGTGTGTAGTAATACTGCTAATATCGTATATGATAATCAATGGGGTGATCGATTTATGTCTTTGGATGTGAGCAATTTGTTTGCCAAAGCTATTAACAGTATCCACAACAATGAAAGTGTGAGCGAACTCTTTATATGAAAACTTGGACTCAAATTATCCAGAACGTTTACAAACAAAAAAGTGAACGTAATTGGAAAGAACTATATTGGTGTATTGATTTACATGATACAATCATTACCGGAACTTATAACAAGTTTAATGATGGTGCCGTAATGTATCCTTATGCTAAATCAACCCTTGATTATTTGTTTAATCACCCAGATCATATAACCATTTTGTGGACAAGTAGTCATTATACTGCGATTGCTGATGTGATGCAACGATTTGAGTTGCAATTTAATTCAATTAATTGTAATCGACGATGTGCAAATACTGAAATTTGCAACTTTAATGATAAGTTTTACTTTAATTTCCTACTTGATGACAAGGCTGGATTTGATGGAACAACTGATTGGAAAGAGATTTATTATGCTTTAGTTGATCCTAAGGTAGTTGGTACAAAAACTAAAAGAATTATGGAGGATAATTGGTCATGAAATATATTGAGGCACCGAATTACGAACATCTTAACAGTTCGTATCCGTCAGTATTTTTTGCTGGTAGCATTACCGGCTCAAAAGATTGGCAAAAGAACCTTTTTGAACGGATCAAGTTATGTAATGGAACTGTCTATAATCCCAGACGTGAAAACTTTGATATAAATGATCCAAACGAAAGTGCAGAACAAATCAGTTGGGAATATGTACATCTACATCAATCAGATGTCATTATTTTCTATTTCAGTCATGAAACACTTGCACCTATTACTTTGTTTGAACTAGGAGCTGCGTTGGAACGTAATTTGTATGGTGAAAAACCACAACGGATATTCATTTACTGTGAACCAGAGTATCGTCGTAAGTTTGATGTTGAATATCAGACTGAAATGATTCTTGACACCTATGTTTCGATGGTTAGAGATCGTCCGAAGCGTAATTTTGTGGAATATTATTCAGATTACGAAGAATTTGTAGATAAATTGATTGAATTCATTGTGAACAAGGAGTAGACTATCTACATGAGAATTAAAAGTTATAATGATGTTAAGTGTTGGGTAGTTAGCGATCTACATCTTGGTCACAAGAAGCCGTTTATTTGGAGCAAACGTGGGTATTTCAGCGTTGAAGATCATGATCGTGGTATTATTGCCAAGATCAATGAACTGGTTGGACCTGATGATGTGTTGTTTTCACTGGGAGACTTTTGTCTTAATACCAGCGTAGAACAGTTTGACGCATATCTTAGTCAGATTACGTGTCAAAACATCAAATTGATTTGGGGTAATCATCCTAATCCCATTTACAAAATGTATCGACAGATGGTTGATGCGGAATATCAACGAGATGATATTGAGGTATATCCTTATAGGTATCGTAATGTTGAGATTATTGGTTATCATTATGAGTGTACGATTAAGGGTAAGTATGTGGTTATGAATCATTTTCCTATTGCTATATGGGACCACATGAAAGATGGATCTTACATGTTGTGTGGACATAGTCATTATAATTACCCGTCAACCAGAGCTGAATGTACCAATGGTCTTACATTGGATTGTGGGTGGGATGGACATGCAGCTCCTTTATTGTTTGATGATATTGTTAGGATCATGAACAAAAAGACTATTCGTCAGGAAGATCACCACGTTAAAGAACTATAATAAGTTGAATTGTTGAATTATCTGGTATATATTAGTGGTTATATGACTACACAATTGTTACATGAAGAGAGTCACAAGTTTTTGACCGATATTGGTTTTGTTGCAAGACCAATACTTGGTCAAACTTTACGTATTGTATATGACTATCCCGGTGCGGTTTCTGTTGAACTCAATAAAAATCAGAAAGTCACCAACTTTGAAGTGTTGTTTCTACACATCAATGAAGATGCATATACAAGGGGACGTGAACAGGGAAAAACAGATGCAATTAGTGCATTAATGAAAAACTTTACAAAACTAATATATGACAAACTCTAATTACGCTGCAAAACAAATTCTAACCCACCTTCTTAAGAACGGATGGGTTTCAACTGAGTGTTTCAGTTCTGAACATGTTGAACGAGATATTAAAAATATTATTGATAATGCTGCATTGTGTAATATTAATTTAGATCCAAAGGGATTTACATTTGACAGTGCTATTTCACAAACATATACCTTTAGTGCATGAATAAAGAACTTGAAGAATATTTGATTAAAAAATACCCAAAGATTCTAAGTGTGTCAAATTATAACAAAGAACATTGTTATGGCATGTTTGGATTTGAGTGTGAAGATGGTTGGTTTTTGCATTTGGATAGAATGTTTGCCGCTATTCAATCAACGATTGATTTTAGTGAGACCAACTATGAAAATTTGACGCAGCATTACAACAAACTTCCTTGGTACAAGAAGTTGTGGTCAATATATAAGCGTTCACGATATCATTATTTACGTGACAATCAAACTCCTATTCCACAGGTTACTGCTGTACAAATAAAGGAGAAATTTGGAACTCTTCGATTTTATTATATTGGCGGTGATGAAAGAATCACTTCGATTGTTGATTTTTATGAATCGTATACCCAATATATATGTGAGGAATGTGGAAGCACAGTTGATGTTGGTTCGACTAGTGGATGGATTCGTAATGTATGTCAAAAACATGCAAAGGGTTCTAAACGAAATATTCACAATAAAGAAGCAACAAGTTTGTTCAATAAAATAGTTCATAAAATATGATTACAATAGGGTTTTCAATCGGTCATGATAAAGGTGCTGTGTTGATTGTTGATGGACAAGTCAAATTTGGCATTTCACAAGAACGTCTATCACGTATTAAGCATGATGGAGCGTGGAAGAATGAAACCACGCCTGATTATGACATTCCATTTGCGTCCATAAACTATTGTTTGGATGCATATGATATCAAATACACTGATGTGGATCTGTATGTTTATAACTTCACAGAAGACTATAAACTTGCGTCCGACAGCGTTGAACAACAGTTCTCAAATCAGACGGGATTAACTGTCGATAAACTTGTTTATGTTCCACATCATTTGGCACATGCGTGTTCTGCGTTTTATTCATCTGGATTTGATGATGCTGCGGTTATTGTTGTGGATGCCATGGGTAGTGTTTATAATAACAAGACTATGGAATGGTATAAGGATCAAGGATATCCTTATAAGAATGGTCAAGTTGCTGAAGGTCATTCAATATTTCATTTTTCCCGTAACTCTTATAAGGAAGTGTATAAAAAGTGGGTTTCATATCCAATGCATCATACAGATCATCCGGAATGGGACAAAGGAGCTAGTTTGGGGTATTTTTATGGTACAGGAACTCGTCAATTGGTGTATAACACTGAAAATAACACATGGGCAGCGGGTAAATTGATGGGATTGGCATCATATGCAGATGATGAGTGGTTAAAGTGTGAACCTGATTTGATTGATATAAATCATTTGACTAAGACATTTAAGGTACACGGATGGCCTCATTTTTATCGTCCGGAAGTTGATTATAAATCTAGTTTTCAAGACCGTGCAAATCTTGCCGGTTTGTATCAACGTTCATTGGAACGTGGTGTGATGATGTTAACAGATTATGTTAAACGCAATATCAAGACAGACAATCTATGTGTTGCGGGTGGATGTTTCTTGAACTGTAATACCAATGAAAAGTTGGTAAAATCTGGTCTATTCAAGGATTATTTCTTTTTGCCACCCGCTGACGATAGTGGTATTCCACTTGGATGTGCGTGGTTTGGTCAATTGACGTTAGGACTTGGCGAATTTGTTCCACCAAGACTAAAGTCGGCATATTTTGGTAAAACTTATAGTGAACACGATGTTACACATGGCATTTACGGGTACATGAATGATACTCAGAACCATAACTTTACTGTTAGACGGTTTGACAGTGAAGATGAACAGTTGGATATTGTAGCTAAAATGTTGGCAGACAACAAAGTTATTGGATATTTCAGCGGTGGTTCTGAAATTGGACCACGTGCGTTGGGTCACCGTAGTATTTTGGCATCACCTAATCCGGTTTGGATGAAAGAATATATCAACGCTGAGATTAAGAAACGTGAGTGGTATAGACCATTTGCACCATCTGTATTAGAGGATTATGCCACAGATATATTTGAATTGAAGTTTTATTCACCTTTCATGTTAGTTACAAGTCAAGTGAATAGTGATTGGATATCAAGAATACCAGCGGTTGTACATATTGACAATACTTCACGGTTTCAATCTGTTTCTAAAAACGTAAACCCCAAGTATTATTCATTGATTGATAAGTTCAGATTTCTGACTGGTATACCGTTGTTGTTGAACACCAGTTTCAATGGAAATGATGAACCAATTGTGGAATCTCCATATGATGCAATTCGTTGTTTTTATAGAAACAAATTGGATGCTTTGTGTATTGAAAATTACTTAATTACCAATTTAAAAAAATAAAATACTTCAACGTCAATCATAGTTATAATCAAGTATGAAAACTAATGTTATTATTGTGGATGATTTTTATAATGAACCACATCAAGTTCGTAAATTTGCATTATCACAAGAATTTAAAGTTCGTGGAAATTATCCCGGCGCAAGAACCGAACCGATGTTAAATGATTCGATACGTGATACTCTTCAGTATATTGTAACAAATGCGGGTGGTAAAATTATATCATTTCCGAATGATGGATACAACGGTTCATTTCAAACAACATATGCATGGGATAAATCGTGGATTCATTCTGATTATAACAATACATGGGCAGCCGTGTGTTATTTGACTCCAAATTCTCCTTTGAGTGGTGGTACTGCAACATATCGTCACAAACAGACGGGTGCATATACATCCAATGATGTAAGTCCGGATGTAGCAAAGGAAATTGATTCTGATGGAACTGATATGACAAAGTGGGAAACAGTCGATAGTTTTGGTAATATCTTTAATAGACTAGTTTTGTATCGTGGTCATGCCTATCATATGAGTCGAGATTATTTCGGAAAGACATTAGACACATGTAGATTGTTCCAAGTATTCTTTTTTGACACCGAGTATTGATATGCCTTTAAAAATTGTAAAGGTTGTTATATATGGAATATCCGGCGAACTGAATCTGTCAACTCAACCACCAAATTATCAGCCAGAATATTCTGATATTGAAACATTAACGTTTGTTGATGATGCAAAATTTGTTGAAACATATGTTAATTGGGAACCTGACATTGTTGTAGTAATTGGTAATGTAACTCATTTTCCAAACATATGTGAACAACAGTCTTCACTAAAGTCTAAATTATACATCTTATCAAAAGAAGAACTTAACTATCGTGGAATTAATTACTTCGTTGAAGAGTTTTTTAAACGGTATATATCAAACAGTATACAGAATTACAACTTCATCAATAAGATATCAGTATACACAGCGTCATGTAACACCAAGGAACGATTGTATGTTGCATATGAATCGTTGAAAAAACAAACTCACCAAAATTGGGAGTGGTCTATTTATGATGATTCGACTGATAATGTCACATGGAATGTGGTTAAAGATATTGCCAAATCTGATACCCGCGTCATAATTAACAAAAACCACAACCAGTCTTCATATTCTAGAATTGGATATAATAAATTTACCGCAGCAACACATTGTTCATCAAACTATATTGTAGAGTTGGATCATGATGACGCATTAACTTTTGATGCTCTTGATAAAATACTTTTGACACACAAACGATTTCCAGATTGTGGTTTTGTTTTTGGTGATTGGGCAGAAATGAATTTTGAAACCAAACAAGAAATTGACTATGGTGATGGATATGCGTGGGGATATGGTTCATATTATACAGTCAAACATCCACACCATGATCGTGAACTTAAAGTAGCGTGTGCTCCAAGTTTAAATCCGTTAACTATACGAAGACTATGGAGTTTATTTAATCATCCAAAGTCTTGGAAAAAGGATGTTTACATGAAAATTGGAGGTCATAACAGATACTTAAACAGTGCCGATGATTATGAACTTATGTTACGTACTTTTTTGAATACAAAAATGGTACATTTACATCATTATTGTTATGAACAATACATGTATAATGATAATACAAAAGTTAGTAACGGTGGATTGGGATGGAAGTATCATGGTGACATTATGCGTCATGTAAGATATATTCAAAACTTTTATTCTAAGAAAATCAAACAACGTATTGAAGAACTTGGAAAAGTTGATTGGGCGTATGATGATTCTAATCCAGATTGTGTAAGAAATTTTTATCACGGACTAACAAAAACATATTATGGTGAAAACGAACAACGTTTAAACTTAGATTTTAAACCTTAACATTATGAGTAACAAAACTGTAAAAATTGTATTAAATGCAATGGTCAAGAATGAAGCTGCGGTAATTGAACGCATGCTTGAATCTGTATATAAACACATAGATTATTGGGTGATTCAAGATAATGGATCAACTGACGGTACACAAGATATCATCAAGAATTTCTTTGAATCCAAGAACATTCCCGGTATTTTATATTATGAACCATGGCAATATCCGGGTTATAATCGAAATCATACCCTTCAACACTGTCTTAACTCAAATCACGGTTGTGACTACATTTTACGAATGGACGCCGATGAAATTCTTGAGGTAGATAACAATTTTAATTGGGACACTATCAAATCACAAGATGCGTGGAACATGGTGGCTCGTAGTGGTAACTATGACTATTATCGTATGTGGTTGTGGAAGGCAGGATTGCCTTGGTACTTTGCAGATGATAAACGTCATGAGACGATTCATATGAAGGATAACGCTCCATATAGCACTGGAATGTTAGATTTTGGATTTAGACATGTTTTGCTCCCCGGTGGTATTACTTGGGATAATCCATACAAGTTCTTTATTGACGCACTTGAACTGGAAAATCAAGTGGTGACCAAACAAAATTGTAACGATCTATATCATTTGTTTTATATTGGCAAATCATACAATGATACCGTTAACGTAGAAACATTTCCATTTAAAATTGATCACGCTAAAGAAATAGTTCGTCGCGCAACTTTCTATTTTGAACAGTATATCAAGAAACAGTTTCCAAACTATCCAAACATTAACTTTTTTAAGTCACGGCCCAAGGCAGAATACGTATACTACGCTTTGTATTTGATTGGTAATATTAATGAAACCGTTGGTGAAATGGATACCGCAATTGAATATTGGAAGAAAGCATTTAACTTTGATCCATTTCGTAATGAAGCAATTTTGCGTCTTTGTGAACATTATCTACACCGCGCTGATGACATACCAAATTTATACTTATATGCAAATATCGGTGTAAGAAACAAGTATCCTTTTCCCGACAAACGTATTGTTTGGGTAGAAAAAGATGCATATACAGACACCGGATGGAAAATTCTTGACCATTTCGCTGTTGCATCGTATCATATGGAATATTACGAAGAATCCAAGTGTGCAAACGAACTTCTACTGTCTGATAACTACAGACATCTATTACCTGAAGGTCATAGAGTCAGAGTTGAAGATAATTTGCATCACGCAAAACTAAAACTACAATAAAATGATCGTTCGAAAAAACTGTAACATTTTTGATGGTGATGCTCAAGGCATCATTCATCAAGCCAATTGTCAAAACACCATGGGAAGCGGCATTGCTAAAGAAATTCGTGCCAGATATCCTGAGGTGTATGAAGCTGACTGCAAAACCAAGTCTGGGGATTATTCTAAGTTGGGCACATTCAGTTGGGTAAAGACAAATGATGATAAATTTTACATTTATAATTGTTACAGTCAATTTCGTTATGGTCGTGAACAACGTCATACCAATTATGAGGCAGTCTATAATGGACTTTCTTCAATCAAGAGTCACGCTGAGAGTCATCAATTGAAAAGTCTGAGTCTGCCTCACAAGATGGGATGTATGTTGGGCGGTGGTTCATGGCATATTGTTAATGCCATTATTGAAGACCTTTTTATTGATAGTGAAATTATGATGTATATTTGTAGGTACGAACCATGAACATTCATGTTTCTGATGAAATTAAAGCTAAATATCCTCATATGGAATTTAGGGGTAAACAGCGACAATTGAATGACAGAACTGTAATCGAAGCATATAACAATGCTACTAATCAAACTTTTCATTATAGTTTTGAAGAAGACTTTTTCTGGTTTTCAGGTCAAATTCCAGATTGGAAATTGAAAAAGATATGAATAAAGTAGAATTACCATGTAATGTATGTCCTCATAATTCTGTGTGTTGTAAATGGGGAACATTTTTGTCAAATGAAGAGGGGGGATCTTTACTAAAAGAATTTGGCACGGAATTCATATTTTTTGATAATGATAAAAAAGAATATCGTACTCAAACTTGGAATGGTAGGTGTGTATTTTGGAAGAATAATGGGTGTACCATACATTCTCATGAATTTTATCCAGCGGTCTGTCGTAAATTCCCGTGGGAAGACGGTAGAAATCCATCTTTACCGATGGCATATGACGCAACTTTGTGTCCAGAAATCTCTTGACTTTCACTATTACTTCCAATGACATCATGGCCGTGTGCTGGGGATACCTTCTGTATAAGAAGCTCAGTGGAGCTACCTTCAGCTGGTGGTGGTTTGTACTGGTCTCTGTTATCTGGGGATTGACTTGAACCTAAAAAAGTTTCTTGACTTGTTATAAACTGTGTGGTAATCTTATAAAGTTATGAGTGAACAAACCTATATGAACCTAAAAGACGCAGTAAAGCGTCCTGTGTTTGATGCCAAAACTATCAACCGTGAAAATCCTCGTTTCAAAAGTCTAGTGGATAGTTACCAAAAGTGGAATGAGACTGAGGGTTATTATGAAGAAACCCGTTCGATATATGAAGATGACATTATTAAATGTCTGTGTCATTATAATTTGGATGGTTATAATCTGGCTGAATATTTGAAGATGTCTGCGTGTATTGAGCCTGATAGTGAACTGGTAGATATTCTGGATGATGTTCTTTATGTCAAGGATAGTTTGACCAAACAAATTATTGGACAATGGACCAAGGAGAATTTTCTGGAAATTCCTAGTGATGTAATTGGCAAAAAGGTAAATGTCAAACAAGGTGATAAGAAGTATGAAAATCACTATATTACCACTATCAGACCGGACACTTATGAAGTAACTATCAGTGATAATATTAATAAAAAGGGTGGTTGGATAATCAAATATGAAGATGTAACTTTTGTTGACTTTCCTGATGAAACACTCTAGACTAGTGTCCATGAATAAAGATTTTGACGATGCTTTAATGTTGATTATGGGATGGATTGCGTTTGCAGTGTTGATTGCAGCAGTAAATCTGATAGTTGTGATTGGAAAGTTAATTTTCGAGGCTTGACATTTTCTAAAACTGGTTTAAACTCTTACAACAATATGAAAAAGAATCTGGTTCACGTTATTTTTCCCGCTGACAAGGTTATCTCTTTTGTTCATAACAGTGATGACACGGTTGAAAACATTCTGGGAGTTGTGTTTGAAATGTTTAATCACGGTAGTAACATTGAGAGTGAATTGTTTTTGAATAGTAAGTGTCGTAGTCTTAGTGTAAATGATATTGTGGCGGTGAATGGCAAATACTATTTGTGTGAATCTTTTGGATGGAAAGAAGTGACGGCTGAGTTTGTGAATGACTTGGAAGAGGAAGTAGAAAATAATCCATTAACTTTGGCGCATGGACCTTGGTTTGGGTTGAGTGAAGTAATGTGGAACCGTAAGAACGGTGAGATGGAGTTGTCGTAAAAAAGTAAGATAAATCTATGAAAATTGACCTAGATACTGTGGATAGTAGCCAATTTATGGTGCATGAACATTCACTTAATGGTGAAATTGTTTATTTGATTCAGCCACAACATATCGGAACTAAATGGCGACAAGACAACAAGCACATGCGTAGTGTGGTTGTGAATTATGCAGGTGAAGTGATCAGTGCAGGCTTTCCAAAGTTTACCAACTGGGGTGAGAATCCTGATCACTTTCCTGTTCCTAATTCATTGAATCACTGTACTGTGGTTGAAAAGCTTGACGGTTCATTGTTGATTGTTAGCAAGCATAATGGTAAATACATTCTGCGTACCCGTGGAACTGTTGATGCTTCTACTATGGCTAATGGTTTTGAGTTAGAATTGTTCAAGAATACTATTCTCAATACCCTTGATGTTTGTTTACCTGTCGATATAAACGGTAGTTGGCACTATTCTATTTTGTTTGAGTGGGTTAGCCCTATTAACAAAATTGTGTTAAATTATGGTGATGAACCAGATTGGTATTTGGTTGGCGTGGTAAGTCACGATCACTACTCTATGTGGTCTCAATCCCGTTTGAATGAGATGGCCAATGAGTTTAAACTCAAACGTCCTCCGACCTATACTTTTTCGGGTGTTGAAGATCTGTTAAAGGATGTTGATCAATGGAGAGGTAAGGAAGGTGTGGTTGTTTATTCAAAGAATGACCAAATGCTTCACAAGGTAAAGGGTGCTTGGTATCTTGCTCTACATCATATGAAGTCTGAGTTAAGCAATATAGAAAAAGTATTGGATGTCTGGCTAGAACAGGGTATGACTGATTATCAGACTTTCTATAACTATATCTTTACCACCTTTGATTACGAATTGGCTGAACAAATTAAAGGTACAATTAGCCGTATTGTTGATGGTAAGAAGGAAGTCAACAAGATTGTGGATGGTATGAATAATTTTGTGAATAACAGACTTCGTTCATTGCCTTCACGAAAGGAACAAGCACAATTGGTTATATCATCATATGGTGAAACA